AATCAACTGACAGAGATATATCCATGGTGTTTTATCTCAACGATGATTATGAAGGTGGGGATTTTGTATTCCCAGATCTTAAAATCCGTGTCCGACCAGAACCTGGAATGTTAGTCTGTTTCCCCTCTAACCACCATTATCGCCATGGAGTTGAACCAGTCACTAAAGGACAAAGATACAGCATAGTATGTTGGGCAACTGCAAAAGGATTTCAAACAATGGAACAACAGAACGCAGAGCTTTCTCAAAAATATGGTTTAAATATAAATAACTAGAGAAACTCTTACGATAGCAATGCAATACATCAAGCACTATTATGTCGATGATGACCACAACACTTTTTGTTGTGAAGAACCACCTGCACCAAAATATAAGCGCCATCCTTGGAAAGAATATCCTGGTTTGGATGTAAAAGTATGGTTGACCGATGCTGAGGGTGTGGATGTTTGTCTCGCAGAACTTCCAGACACAACACCAGTTTCTACTATGGTAGACCCAACTTGTGGAAAAAAACAGATTCAAGTTTTAACCGAAGCAGAGTATAATAGTGTAGCAACTCCTTATTTTGTTGCTCAGACCTTATACTCTGAAGCAATGGAGGCAAGACAACAAGGCGATGAGACAACTGCTTCAACAAAAGAGTCTGAAGCACAGACAAAAATTGATGAAGCAACCGTTGCCATTCGTGCTCTTTGATTATTAACTATTTAATTTATGGAACCCACTTCACTCAAAGAAAATTTTACCATCAGCACGAGGATCTTCTGCTACACTCTCAGGAGGAGCATAACAAGTTAATACGTTTCCCCTTTCAGGATCAAAATGAGGTTTTAATCCACCAAGATCTTTAATAGCACCAGATAAATTTGCATACTTAATTTGTATAGCTTCTTCTTTTGTAATAATTTCAGGAAGATAATACCAACCTTTCTTTGTAAAATCACTCATATAAATTTAATATTACTAATTAATACTATATATTAGTTCTGAACCCTGACAGAGTTATTATACACACTTTGGGTACCTTTGTCAACCCCCTTGACAAACCCAGCTAAATACGGTATGATGTACATTCAATATTCTAGGTAAATCAAATGAGTATGACACCTGAACAACTTCTTGAAAATTTCAAGACTCAACAAGCTCAAACGATGGAAGAGATTCGTAAGCTTGATACAGAACTTGCACAAAAGAAAGAACTATATGTAAAACTTCAAGGTGCAATTGAAGGTCTAACTCTCCTCAATCCAGAAGAGCAGACTGAAGCACAGCCAACAGACACTGAAGTAGTAACCGAATCTCTTGCATAATGTCTAATCCAAATGATATTAAGAATGAGTTAATGCAAAAACTAAAAGGTCTTTCTGAAACTGTTACAGATTCTTTCGGAGAGATTGCCAAAGGCAAAACCGTGTTTGTAGAATCAGCAGTACAGGAAGCCAGAATGGCCACCTGTAGATCCTGTGAAGACTTCAATGCTAAAACCACCCAATGCCGTCGTTGTGGATGTTTTATGAGTGCAAAGACAAGACTAAAAGCTGGCTCTTGTCCAATTGGTAAATGGGGTAAAGTATCATGAACAAAACCAAAATCCTTGACAAAATTCTCAGGGAACGTTGTGACCGTTTTCAAGAGTTAATTGAGGAGGGTCGCTATGAAGATGCAATTTCAATCGGTGAGGAGTTTGATGAATGGATAGCAGTATGTCAGAGTTGGCCAACAGAGTAGAAGCTCTGGAAAGTCAACTCAAAGATCTGCAAGTATTAGTCAATAAGATTATTCTTATGATTCATATTGCAGACACTGATTTGAAGAATCAAACTCATTTATTAGATTCATAAGGTTTCCTAATGACCGAACCCCTTGACAAATTGAAAAACCTCATATATATTATTACAGTTAAACGAGGATTCGTTCATGGCTTACCTAAGTTACCGAGGATCCATTTTGGATCAAATTCGGGATGAGATCAAACTTGATTCCATCTATCGGAAAAAGGGACTTGACAACTATGATGAAGAGTCCTATGATGATTACGCCAACGACTACGATTACGACTACACTTTCGACTACGCAGACTAATTACTAACTATGGGACGCACATTTCGTAAAGGAAACAAAAATCCTAATGGAAGCCTTTCTGAGCTTCGCCAGAATGCATCACTTCAAGATCTTGAATATGATGAAGGATTCCGAGAATACAAAATCTCTGGAACCAAGCGTTGGAATCGTAATGAATCCACGTTCAGAGATTATGACGATTACGAATATTGATCTTTCCATAGGGACTTGAAAAGTCCCTTTTCTATTATGACACATTACGACAAGTTGATGGACACAATTAAAGATCATTTGTATGGTTACTACATCAGTGGCCAACATGATGATAAATGGGATGAGGAAGATGCACAATCCAGTGCCAAATCAATCCTTGAAGCAGTTGAAGAGTTTCAATCAAAATTAGCAAAATTAAATCAATGGAGAGCCAGTGACTGAATTTACACTTGAACAGAAAAAGATTATCTTTAATGCAGTTCGATACTATCAAATGAATCGAGTCCCATTAAATGGAAAAGAATATGGTGTTTGTGATGAAATCCTAGAAAGTTTATTCACCGAAACCAAACTAGAAAGATGAAAGCAGGAGACACAGTTAAATTTTTAGGTTGCTCCCAAGAACAAATCAGATGGGGGAGTAATGATGATCCAAATCCACATTTATTTGTTGGAGATAAGTACCATGTAGAACATGTTTATGTTCACTCCCAACATACTAAAATAGAATTAAGGGGAGTGAAAGGTAAATTTAATTCTGTGTGTTTTGAAGTAGTAAGTAAATGATATACGACAACGAAAAACTAAATGAAATCTATAGAGACACTTGGCCCAATCTTGGTTGGGCCGCAAAGCCTAGTAAAAATACCAAAAAACCTATAAAAACCAGTCCTAAAACAGATAATGAGCATAGATCCCCTTAAAGTTGGATTTTACTACGTACAATATGAATATATGGGCAAAAAACAAAACGCAGTGTTTTTTCAGATTGAGTCTGCCCAGCAAGCTATGATTAAAATGATGCAACGTAATGTGGAATGCTATGGATTACATGAATGGAAACCAAAACTTCAAATTATGAGTATTAAAAAATCATGAGTGAACGAGCACAAAAGTTAATGCAAGAAATCTGGACTGAACGAAATGCTGGTGCAGATACAGAAGAAAAATTAGTAGCAGCAATTATTCGCAGAGTCACGGAACATACTCGCACTTTGGTTGCTCAAAAAATGAATAACATGTCTGTAATTGATAAAGCCGATTTGATTGCACTATCTGAAGAACTTGAAAATCTACTATGAGTAAATTTCAATCAACCATCTCAACTGTAGCTGCACTTGCAAGCATCTTTGGTGCAGCTACAGCAGGATGGAAACTTGCACAAGTTAATTCTGATGTACCTCCAACAGTATTGGATCAGAAAATCAATCAACTAGATCAGAAACTTGAAAATCTAACAAAACCAGAACCAGTTGTCGAGACTCTTGTTCCACACCCAGTTGAAGAACCTCCACAGCCACCATTGACACCAGAACCACAACCTACTATACTACCTCCAGTACCACAAACTACACCTCCACCACTGCCTCCTTTGCCATGAATACTGTGAGAAAGCTTGCCAGCATCGCTGAAATCACTTACATCAAACCTATTGAAGGTGCTGATGCTATTGAATGTGCCATCGTAAATGGTGGTTGGCCCGTAGTGGTCAAGAAAGGTGAATATCAAGTTGGTGATGTTGCCATCTATCTTGAGATTGATAGTTGGGTGCCACATGAACTTGCTCCTTTTCTGAGTAAGGGTCAAGAACCTCGTGAATATAACGGTGTGAAAGGTGAGCGTCTGCGGACTGTGAAACTTAGGGGGCAAATCTCACAGGGACTTTTGCTTCCTGTTACAATCCTAGGTGATTTGGGGTTGGAGTGTCCATCTGGTTTTGCTGACGTAACTGAAATCCTTGGCATTCAGAAGTGGGAACCACCTATCCCTGCTCAACTTGCTGGTACGATGAAGGGTAACTTCCCTCACTTCATTCCTAAAACTGACCAAGAACGCTGCCAGAATCTTCGCAGGGAAATCTTTGAGGAACATTACGACGAATTTTATGAAGTAACTACCAAACTTGATGGTAGCAGTATGACTGTGTATGTCAAGGATGGCGAGGTTGGTGTGTGCTCCCGTAATATTGACCTGAAGGAAACTGAGGGCAATAGTTTCTGGAAAGCAGCACGGGAGCAAGGTATTATTGATGCTCTTCAGAAATGTTCTGAATATATGGCGATGGATCTTGCTATTCAAGGTGAGTTGATTGGTGAGGGTATTCAGGGTAATCCTGAGAAACTTAAAGGACAACGTTTCTTCCTGTTTGATGTTTATGACATTACAAATGGTCTTTATCTAATCCCAAATGAGCGACATGATGTTCTTGATCAACTGAAAGAGGGTGGTGCTGATATTGAGCACGTTCCTATTGTTCGTGATATGTTCCTTGTAACTAACGAATTCGGCACGATTGATGAACTTCTGGAGTTTGCCGAAGGTCCATCGCTGAATCCTCAAACTAAGCGTGAGGGTCTGGTATTTAAGTCGTATGGTAGTGATTTCACTTTCAAGGCGATTGCCAACTCATATCTTCTGAAGCACAAAGACCGATGACTGACCTCTCTAAACTCTCCTACAAAGAACTTCAACAACTTGAAAAGCAGATTGAGCAACGCAAAGAGGCGCTGCGTAAGTCAAAAGAGTGCGTTGAAGGTTATAAAATCACCTTCTGTGTGAAGTTCAATCCTGCTATGCACACATATACTTCTTTGAGAAGTTCAGAAGATTTCGGTCATTATCTGGCAAATGTTATAGCAAATCTAATCATCAATGATTTTGGTCGTACTCAATTAGATGTGAGTGGTTTTGATGTTGAAGAGATGACCGATGAAGACAAAGAAGAATGGAAGGACTTCTGGGAGAATGACGATGACTGAACGAGTTTGGACTCTACACCTCAATCATTCTGATGTGATTGAGATTTACAACACCACTATTGATCCTATCATCAAACGAAAGATTGAAAATCATTTCCTTGCCGATAAGATGAGTAACTGGAAGAACTGGTCTCCAGAACAGTGGGATGCTGTGAGAAAATATTATGATGCTCACAACGATTATCCCAAAGATAGTTGGTGGGATGTAGAAAAAGGTGATTGGTCTTATTTGGGATCAGATGGAGAACTTCATGGTCCTGCTTATTTCCCTATGTGTAATTGATTATGACCAATAAGAACTACTTCAAACAAAGAGTTCCTGGATTCATTGACCCACGAGGATTTATTCCTATTGAGTTTGAGTTCACAGAAACTCAAGAACTTTTAGAACATCCATACATTCAACGTTGGTTAAATCTTAATCCACCTTCAAATGTGGTGAAATCTAGAAACTATGTGATGATTGAAGAAAAAGAAGGTTTTAGTTGGTGGGTTGTTGGGAGTGTTCTAAACCCTAATGACCTTGAAGTTCCTCAATGGAATGGTGGCAAATATATTGTTGAATATGAAAATGGAGAAGTTGAAGTTCTTACAAAGGAAAGTAAAAATCCAGTAGTAATGACTTGTGGTGATAAAGCAACACTTAAAGATGGAACTAAATGTAAAAAAATTAAGTATGAGGATTGGAAGAAATGAATGATCCAGAAGAAATAGGATGGGCATTACCAGTAGGATTTCTCATTATTAGTATTATTGCTCTTATTCTTGCTTTAACAGGAAATCTACCAGACGGAGTTTGATTATGGAAAAAGTAAAATTCATACAGATTACAAGAACTATTTGTCCAAGAACACAAATCCACTATCTTGACGCAGTTTCGGAAGATGGGATGCACTGGTTTGCTGAAATGACCCCACACAAAGAGAAGTGGTTAGTTTATCAGAGGTTTTGGACACGAGACCCTCAACAACCTTATCCCATTTAACCACTTGAAGAACTGGCACAGGGAGACCCCACAAGGTCTCCTATTGGTCTATAATACTCTCATACACACAGAAACCTTTTATGGATTTACCAAAAAACTTCCCAGATGTAAATAGGATTGAAGTAATTTCAAGTGAAGGTGAAGAGTATTTTTGGGATGTTTATGATGAATGTTCTAATGTTCATATAAGTTTTCAGAATGATGGAAAGACACTCAAAGTATTTTTAGTAAAAGGAAACTGAAATGACTAACCTTTCTACCCAAGCACAAGCAATTATAGATGCTGCTGATGAAGTATTTTCTCACGGAGGAACAATTAGAGAGGGTTTTGCTGCTGCTCTTCGTGTTCTTGCTGATAATGTTGCCCCTGAAAATTATGCCTGTTTTTCGGGGCATAGAGAATGGGATGAAGCACTTGAAACAAGAAATGAAAGTATTCGTGAGGCAATTTTAGATATTGCTACTGAATTGGAGGCAAACTGATGCCTAAAATTGAACTGAAACTTTCTTTTGCTCTTGGATTTTTTCTCCTGATTGCTCTGTATATTACTCTTATCTTCTTGGGAGAAGCACAAGAACGAATGATATACCAACAAGCATACACAAAGAATATGGAATGTAGAGTTGCTACTACTCAATCAAGAGGTAGTGATTTTGTGAATAAGGTTTGTGGAGAAATCCCTCAATTTGGAAATTATCGTTATGACTGAAATCAAAGAAACTCTCATCAAAATCAAAGAAGTCGCAGACCAAATCCTTGAAACTCATGAGAACTCCACAGTAAGATTTGATGGAGTGAATTATGCTGATTTGGCAGTTGTGGATGTTTCTTACAATCTTCACTTGGATGGAGAAGAAACTTATAGTGTGCTGATTGAGGAATGTTCTCCAACTGCTTATAATTTTCAGGAATATATGGTGGGTCGTCTCAACATAAAACTTGGGTTTGATGTAAATGTGGTGTGTGAATGGTGATGACTGACCGCAACGACTTTCCAACAGAAGAAACACGAAATCCCGATGAGATTATTGTGCGGGATATTGATACTTTTCATATGGAGATGATGGATGATGACAGTTTGTGGATTGGTCTCATCCGCAAGGATGGACAGATAGACCACTTTAATGTTATAGTGAAGGGTAAGAAACTTGATACTCTTTGGACCCCTCGCACAGGGCATATGGACCCTGATAAACTATGACTACTCAACGGGCACAAGACATTATAGACGCCACAAAAGACCTCACACTACGCCCACAACAGGGTGATAGGCAGAAGGTGATTGCTACTGCTCTCCGTGCTGCTGCTGACCGATTATACACCGATTGGGGAGAACTCCAACATCCCGCTTCGGTTCTTCACGATATTGCTAATGAAGTGGAGGAATTATGAAAATAGAAATTCTCTACAATCCTACTGATGATACTTATGAGTGGAAGTTCTGCGATGGTCCTGATGGTATTGACGTTTTTGAAGGTACTGAGTTAGACTTGGGACAATGTTTTGAACGAATCATTTACCATCGCACACTTAACTCTTTGCATTATACTGATGACCCTAGTGCTTTTTATTGACTATGTTTGGTATTGAAAAGGATTTCCAAGTTTTAATGGAAGAAGTTTATGGACCTCTCAACAAAGATAAAATGACTGAAATTGAAAAAACTAAAAAAGAGATTGAGGTTTTGACTAAAAAACTCTCATTCCTTGAAGAACTGGAACGAACAAAAACTCCTTGCGAAGAAGCATATAAAAGAGTTTATGGTAATTATCCTACGACTCATATTACTGATGGATGTTGGGACAGTCCAACTTGGATGCACTTTGTGAATGGATATAAGTCCGCACAAGAGGATTATAAGGTAGGAGAGTTTCAAGAACCAGAAGAAGAACCAGAAGAACTTAAAACTCTTTATCAAATGTTGTATGATAGAGTATGGATTGAACCTTGTTGTGATGAGTTTTGTAATATTGTAAAAGAATGGATGTCTCAATACACTCATAATGTGATGACTGGAGAATATTTGAAAGGATATGAAGAATGTCTTACTGTTTTGGAGGAGAACTTGAAATGACTGACAAAATCACACTGGAACTCACACTTGACGAGTTGAAAGAACTTGATAAAAACCTCTACTATTGTGAGGAGACCTGGAGCATCTGTGATAAAATTAGAAATGCTTATCCCAAATCACCAGTAGTAGAAGCATACAAAGATTGGTATGGTGAGTATCCTCCAACCAGTCCAGATGCTGATAAAAGGGACATAGCAAGGTGGCATGGTTTCCAAGCAGGTTATAATGCTCCAAAAGAAGAAAAGGTGAGAGAAACCGCACAAGAACGAGGGGAACGAGTCCATAATGAAATGGAAGAACTTGTCCGTGAGAGTGTAAAGTGGTGTGAGGAACATCCAGATACAGACCCATTAGATTGGGTGAAACCTCAAACACCAGAACAAGTTGCTGATGGATTGAAAGAAGCATTCCGTGAAGCAATCAAGCAAGGTGTGGTATCATCTATCAAATCAAAAACACTCACAGACCTCATTTATGACTGGTGGGATGATGTATTCACAACTCATAGTAGTCGGGGTATGGAAACTTCTATTGATGACCTTGTAGCAAGAGTTGAAGCATGGTTGCCGAAAGAACACGACACTAACAGTTATAAGTGGAATCAGTGTATTAGAACCATCAAGGAGAAATTACGATAGGACACTTCCCAAACAGGCACAAGGGCACCTGAACTTGGTGCCCTGATGCCCTATAATACTCTCATACGCACAAAGACACCTGATGCCAAGCTCATTTTTTGCTACATATTTGCTTCTTATGATTTCTATTTTGCTTCTAACAAATGTAGCAAAAGTTGATACACACAAAGAACAAATCAAACAAGAACGAAATGATGCTATTGTTTTTTGCGTAGAAAATTCAACCAAGTATAAGACCTAATACCTGAAACTACGATAATGCCATTCTTTCCTGACTGCTATGATGAGTGGGGACTTTATCGTATTACCTACGATGGCGACCACAAGATGTATGAGATGCTGTTTGAGGGCACAGAAGAAGAGTGCCGTCAGTATGCTTATGAAAACTACACAGACAAGGAGCAAGGTGAAATGTGCCTGATGGATTGGGAAGCAAGGGAGTGGGATGTATGACTGAATACAACTTACCAGAAAAGGATGATGCTCCTTGGTTAAACACACAATACGATGGATTCATGACCCACGAAGAAATGCTTGAAGAAGCAGCAAAACGAGAAAAGGAAAACAAAGTATTGGAGATTGCCAAGCAATTCATAGAGGAGCATAGCGAAGCTATGGAACAATTGGCAGAGATCGAACGCCAAGAACTAGATGATAGGTGTGAGAGGGACATCGATGAGATAGTCCTAGAGGACCTCTCGATGGTTCATTATGAGGTCATGGAGCCTAAACGTTCCGCTTGGATCGGATTTTACGAGGCTGATGGTACAATCCACCATCTCCATATCTACGTCCATGAACCTACTGGCGAACTCCGTACCATCTGGGACCCTAATACCAACATATCATGACTATCCAAGTGTTTGAAAATCCTGACAAATCTCTTACTATCTCGTGGGACGAGACTGACCCCGTTGAAAGTCAACTAAATACCTGGACAGAAGAAGATTTTATCCAGGCCATCGTGGAGGAGATCGAAAAGCATGAGAAGCGGAACGAACGTTAGATTTCTCGGTTGTTCTAAAGAGCAAATAGCATGGGGAGGGTGCGATGACCCCAATCCCCATCTTTTTGTTAAAGACCTTTACTACGTGGAAAGAGTCCATGTACATTCATCTCATACCAAGATAGAATTGAGAGGAGTAAAAGGTAAATTCAACTCTATTTGTTTTGAAGAGGTAAAGTAACATGGGCATGTTTGATTACGTTCGATCTTCCTACCCGCTTGGAGAGGAGTTTACTGATATCGAACTCCAAACTAAAGACATGGAGAGGGGGATAGGTGGGACTATGTCTCATTACTGGATTGATCCTGCCGGGAAGTTGTGGAGGGTTGATTACCGAGATGCTTTTGATTTTGGCGAGGATCCAAACTGGGAGGATGATGGACGGCCTATTACTGCCATATTTAAATACAAGTTCCTTCCAAATGGTAAACATGGGAAGTTAGTTCCTCAGTACCTTACAGACTACGTCTGTATATATCCTGCTCGATGGGACGGAGAGTGGGAGGACTGGCCAACTTGCCGGGTGCATTTTGTCAATGGGGTTATTGAGAGTTATAAAGAAATCTCAAAGTCAGAGCAATATTCCTATTATGCTTAGCCTTGCATTAAAAACTCTCGTGATATTTTCCCTAATCTCAACCTTTATGCTCTGGGGACTTGAAAACGCGTATCCAAGATGACTACTTTTGAAGACATTAATGACTATTTCATGGCGGAACATGGATTCGCCTTATTTCTCATCGAAGAACCCTACCTCATGATGAGGAAGAAAAAAGTGGCGAGATGGGTCGGGTCCACTGAACCTAGTATTACATTACTTAAACGAAACGGTAAACCTACCACCCTCTATCCCAAGTCCCATGGTATAATTATGAATGGGGGACATAGACCCATTTCCCTCAATACACTGATCTCAAACTTGAAGGACCAACGTCCTCTCTACTCAAAAGTTTAAGAGAAGTTTAAAGTTAAATTCAACCGTTTGTTAAGCCACTATTGCTTTGTCAATATGCTTAACGGATTGTTGTCATAGCATCTCTAATTCATCTATAAACAATTGCAGATTGCAAAGATGACCCTGGAATGTTATGTCCATTACCCTGGAGATTATGAAAAAAACACTAGTTACCCTAGCCATTGCTAGCCTTTCTTTCCTTCCTTTTTCTGCAAAAGCTGGACAACAATGCGGGGAGGCAAGCTACTACGGATTAGGGGACGGATATCAAGGTGGAATTACTGCATCTGGTCGTAGGTTTGATACATGGTCAAACCAGGCAGCTCACAAATGGCTTCCCTTTGGCACGGTTGTTACAGTGAGGGCTAATGGCCGTAGCACGAGAGCAGTGATTACCGACCGTGGACCCTTTGTCCATGGCAGAATCATCGACTTATCGGCAAAATCCTTTGGCGATCTAGGTCCGATTTCAAGAGGGGTGCATGATGTATGTATCTCTTGGAACTAAGACCAATTAACAACTGAATACAAAGATAGCCCCTAGCGAATGCCTGGGGCTTTATAGTATCAAAGCTCGTTTAATACTGAATTGAGTAAATAAGAGATTACGTTACAATCTGACAAGATATCCTCTACAATATTGACAATGCCATATAGCTTAGATTCATCGGCCTCTTCGCGGAGTCTTTCTAGTCCGTCTCTAAATGCCATATTTAATTCAAGGAGACCCTCGCATAACTCCAAGGACGTTGCCCATTCTATCTCAGGTACAGAATTGAAGACTTTGGCTCTGATTTCAATACCTAGCCCCCTCGCTTGCTCGGCTAATCCATCTACCTTTCCATCTACTGTTTCATAAATCCTCTCAAAGAGGAGATGGAATTGATAGAAATCAGATCCTTCAATATTCCAATGAGCAAGCCGCGATGCTCCAAGAAGGTTATTTTGAAGTTCTAAAGCTTGTAAAAAGATTTCTTCCATGAGTTAGTTGTTGTATTCTTTCTCTATTCCTAAGGAGATTTCTTGTAAAGCGGAGGTTGATAGGTCTGAATTTCCAATTGTTCCAGCCTCATTTCTCCATAATCCAGAGTCTATTTTTAACTTAAACCAATTTGGGTAAGAATCGGTATTATCTTTATAACATTTCCAAACTTTTTGTAAAGTGCCAGAAGTTACTTTAGAGTTATCCACCACCATTTGCCCATTAGCATCCAATGAATAGGCATATCTTGGAATAAATCTATAAGTCGCGGAGCCATTAAGTTCCGAACCACAGCTCAACTCGAGAATATCGGATATTTCCCTAGGGCATCTAGAATCCTCAACAATATACTCCTCTGTATATTCTGTATTAACAACTCTCCTCCAAACTGCTAAACCGGTGAGTCTTTGCTCAGGGGACAGGAGACATTTTCTTTTTGGCAAGAAATCTTCAATCGAGATCGGGTCGAATGCTGCGCATGGTTGGGAATAGAATCTTCCATCTGCTACAAGTACCTCGACGGCATAAGTCTGCTCATAAATAAACTGAGATGCCTCTGTTACTTGGACAAATCTCTCATTCTCAAGTTCGAATCCGGTCTGGAATTCAAGACCTGGGACTTCAGGTACCCATCCAGTTACCGCATCAGCAATAAGATCGAGAATAGGAAGCGAAAAACTATGCCCCTCTCGTTGTGTTTGTTTTTGGATGAGAGTGACTGTATAACTCAGTTTTCTGTTTCTAACAGTAGGGATATAGGCTCCTTTATGCGGATTATTAGTCGAGCTGGAAGAAAAACTAACGATAATCATTGCCTGTTCGGCAACCCTCCCACTATCATCTAATTCCTCCGCAAGACGGATTACAACAGCACTTTGCCCTAGAGTACCATGGACTCTTTTATGGAGCTGGTTTTCAATCTCCAAAAGCATGGGTCAAAACTCCCCACCGCTAATAAAGTTTTGAAGTTCCCAGAAGCCAGAGGTATGATTGTAAAGTAAGGCGTCTCCCGGTTTTACATTGCGAGTGAAGCGAACATTGGATAGATCTTGGATTTTACGATTTGCCTCAAGCTCTATGACATATTGTCTCAGAGATGCAGCATCTTGCTTATACGTAGAACCATCTGGGAAGATGCCAATCTTCCCTCCTACGCCATATTGGGTACCATAGTAGCATCCACCACTCGACCCATCTGCCACAAGGTAAAATCCTGCTCCGTCAGCGGCGGCAGGGTTGAATGGATCATAACCATAAGTTTGATTTGCCATCAGAATGTATCTCCTATCTGTAGTCCGTCGTAATTGTCAAAGTTACCATCGGCAGATTCCGTGGTATTTGTTGCATTAATCGTATCACCATCTTGTGGATCAACCGCATCTGAGGTATTTGTAAATGCGGATAGATCTCTGGTAGACTCTAGAGCATCGACTAATTGGTTGACTTCAAGTGTCGATTCTGGCATAGTAGACTCGATACCGAGTGTACTTCCATCTAAAGCTGTTGAATGAGTCCGTGGAGAAGACATTGCTTCTTTGCGAGGGAATTGGAAAAAGCGATTATTTCCGCCCTCATTCTGCACCCAGCGATTGGTGGAGTTTTCTGTAAAGCTCCTGCCTCTGCGATAGGAACTCTTTGTCATCGAGCAAGCACTACTCCAATAGCGATAGGCTTCTTGCCATTTGAGACCTGTTGATGGGGATGCTTTGGCCGCCCACAATTCGAGTTGCTGAAGAGCTTTTTCAGCCGCATCGATGACTTGTTGACGAGGACGGAGTGTGTCAAGATACCAACGAGCCAAGATGGCTTGGGTTCGGCGATATGAACCCGCAATAAGAATCTTACCTTGAGGAGGCGCAGTAAGTATGTAATTATTGATCAGAGTCGCAGCGTCATTAAGCGCGATTTGAATTTTATCAAAGTTAATATCATTACCAGTAGGATTGTCAATATTTGACAACTCCACTGCTTCTTGATATCCAAATACCTCGATAAAATAATCGACTGTTGCCGGATTGCAATTATCCGCTACTCCAAACTTATCTGGGTAAGGAGAATATGGCATAGTATCGGTCTATTCTATATAAACCTTAAACTGGGACCTATAAACACGTAAAAAAAAGAGGCCCGAAGGCCTCAGAGGAAATACGCGGGTCAGATTCAGGCAACAGGGTTATTGAAGATGAAACCAGAACCACACTTGCCATTTTCGCCCATGCCGACGAGCTCGAAGCTACGCTCAACGAGGATGTCGCCGGTAAATACTCTGCGCTCGATATTGAAACGCTCAGGAGTGGCGATAGGATAGCCACTGAGAGTATAGGTATAGGCGAAGGCAGGGTTGCCATAGTTGGCATCAAGAGCAGGCATGAAGCCATCGGTAGCTCCTGAAGGATGGTAGAAGAGAACAGCAACGTTGTTGTAGATGTTCTCAAGAGTTCCATCAGCAGCAAGCTTGAGTCTACGTGCAACGCGGATCTCATCAAGACCGAAGATCTGAGCTAGGGTCTTCTCATCCACGAGCACACCGCGCTGCATGAAGTCACGGATACGCTTGTTACGCTTGAGGGCGTTGAAGGCATCAGGCGAGATCACCATCTTGTTAGGATATACGCCGATTTGTGAGCGAACTTGCTCTTTGGCATCATCCATGAGGACCTCAACGTCAGCGGTTGGGCTGTTGAACTGATCAGCACCACCATTATAGGTGGAAAGATCGAGAACATTACCTGTCTCATACTGGGCAGAATCGGTTACGATAGTGGCAACCTGGACTTCCCAAGACTGCATGAGGCGGTTGGCGGCGTCCTTAGCAGCAAACTGACGGAGGTCGATTTGAGCAGCGCCGTTCTTGGCTTCAGCAGCGACTTCTTCGGCGATTTCCCAGCTGATCGCTTCCTGACGGAGAGCGAATGAACGGGTTCCGAACTCGTTCTGGATCTTCTGGATGTTAGTTCCAGGAGCACGGAGGAACGACTGAGCCGCAAAAGCCTCCTTACCAAAAACGAGTGTACGTCCAGCTCTGGTATTCATAGATACCGAAGGAGCAAAGAATGTAGCCACGCCTTCAGCATTCTTATAGCCTTGGGCGAGTTGCGTAAGAATAGGGTCAATTACGCGTACCTGATCTAGATTCATCATAGTTAATTACTCTCCTTTAATATCTATCAAGCACCAGCTTCGTTACCGAGCTTAACGCGGATGTATTGACCAGCGCCAGCAGATGTGATAGCATCGAGGGCACGACCAAGAACCACGCCTGATCCGCCGTCATTAGCCTGGCCAGAGGCATTGGCAACAACAGCGTCATCAACAGCGAAAGTAGCGGTTGAATCTACCTCAACGATAGCAATACCGGAGGTAACAATCGA